TAAGAGACTTTATTCAATTGATGCAAGACGGTCGGCTAGTTTTTCAAGAGTCTCGATTGCTGCGATGGTGCGCGAACAATGCGATGATTTGCAAAGACCGGCAAGATCGATGGATGTTTGACAAAGCAAAGAGCAAAGACAAGATTGATCCGATCGTAGCGGCTGTAATGGCCTACAGGATTGCAAGTTTGCAGCCTGAAAGATCATCTGGTAAACTTTACATCACTTAGGAGCAACAGGGATGAGCTTAATTGGCGTGTTTGCTAGATGGATGGGCATTGACGACGACTCTTTTTCGAGTGGTCGCAAGGTCGGTTTGCGCGATGCTCTGGGAGTCCCTCCTGCTTGGTATGCCCACAACAAGCTTACAGGTGACTTCGGGCGGTTGCCTATCGACGTTAAGCGAAAGGTCGGTGAAGGATCGATCAACGATACCGAGCATGATGGCTATTACCTTTTGCGAGAGCAGCCGAACAAGATCCAAGCCCCAACGACGTTCAAAGAACAGATCCTTAGCCATGCTTTAATGAAGGGTAACGGTCGAGCAGCTATCATCCGAACGAGTCGAGGTATTTCCGAGCTCATTCCGATGATGCCGGATGCGACTTGGACGATAATCTACGAGGGCGAAAAGTATCATATCACCAAGCCCGAAAATCAGAGCAAAAGGGATCTTTTCGACACGTTTGACACTGACAAGAATGGCTACTTAATCTTCCACGATAGCGAGGTTTTGCATTTGACCGGGTTTAGTTGGGACGGCGTTGAAGGTCTCGGACTGCTTGACATTGCAAACGCAACATTTGCGACAGGTTATGAGGAAACGAGATTCAAACTCAACCAACTGCGTCGAGGATTTCGCGGCAAATTGTTTCTTGAGGCACCTCCGGCAGCATTCCGCAAAGCAGAGGACGCGAAAGAGTTTATTGACGACTTCAATAAGATCGAAGCAGGCTCGGAGAATTCCGCCAAAGCTGGCTTATTGCGTGAGGGCATCAAGGCTAACGCTGTCAGCATGAATAACAACGATGCGCAGTTTGCAGCATTGCAAAAGCTTACGCGGCAAGAGGTGGGGATGCTCTTTGGGCTTGAAGGGATGCCGGGTGATGGAGATTCGGTCAGCTACAACAGCCTGGAGCAAAAGCAGCTTGCGTATCTTCAGTGTCTCGATCATTGGTTGGTCAAGTTTGAAGAACAATGCGATATCAAGCTACGCACCTCAAGAGAGCGACGATCAGGCGAAGTGTATTTCAAGTTCAACGCAGCGGCTCTTTACCGTACCGACTTGCGAACAACGATGGAGAGCTTCAGCAAGGCTATTGCATCGCGGATTATGAATCCGAATGAATGCCGGGCCAAACTCGATCTTAATCCATACGAAGGTGGAAACGAGTTCATTAACCCGGCGATCAGTACGCCAACAGGCGAACAGTCCGAAAAAAAGGTCGAGGATAGCCCAGAGGACGAACAAGAGGACGAGCAAGAAGATTCGCAAGACTCTAGGAATGATCGAGCCGTTGAACAGATGCTTCGCGATCTGATTAAGACCGAAGGGAACAACGCCATCAACGCATCGAAAAAGGCTCAATTCGTCGATTGGATCGGAAAGAACTATCCGCGATGGCAAAACAAGCTTGCCGAAAAAATCGAAGCGATCGGACTTGATCGAGATTTAGCTCGGATCCACTGCGAGAAATCTACCGAAATACTCGCAGGATTGGCGGCGAAACATGGTGGAAGCAGCCTGCAAAAGGCCGTCGAAACTGAGGTGAAATCGTGGGAAAACAGGGTTTTTGACCTGAAAGGGGCTCAAAAATGATCGAAGTACGCGCGGAAACTGCAGAAATTTTATTAAGCGGAATCGTCGGCGATGGGTGGGACGAAAACCCGATTACTCAAAAGGGCGTTGCTGAAGCTCTGAAGTCGTTAGGGTCAAGCCCGGTTACGGTGCATATCAACAGCCCAGGCGGTTTCGCTGATGAAGGTATCGCGATCTACAACACGCTCAAAAAGCATTCTGGCGAGGTAACGACGGTCAACGATAGCCTAGCAGCGTCGGCGGCTAGCGTTATTTTTTTGGCTGGCAGGAATCGATTGATGGCCGATGGTTCGCGGGTCATGATCCATCGAGCTATGTCATTCGCGATGGGCAATCAAGACGACTTCGCCAAAGCGATTGCTGCGCTGAAAGCCTATGATGCTTCGCTTGTTGATATATACTCGAAATACATGGCCGAAGAAGCTTCCAAGATCGAGCAACTAATGTCCGCCGAGACTTGGTACAATGTTGACGAGGCTATAGCGTCAGGATTGGCCACTGGACGCGTCGAGAATGGCAAGAAGTACAAGAAGCCAAAGAACGCTTTCGACTCGGCAGCGGCTTTGCTAGCTCGCCAGAAGATGGCTCAGTACGCACAACACTTGACAACGGGCAAGCGATAGCGTAAAGTGATTATCGGCTGGCCAGAAGTGCTAGCCACTCTGCAACTAATTAGCGGCAGTGACACACGGTTTAAACGATTTAGTTTCCCGTGGCAGTCATGCCGCTATCTTGGTTTAACGACTGCCACACAACCCACAAAGGGCAGTCAGAATGAAGAGCGCAAAAGCGTTAGGCGAAGAAATCCAAGCTTTGCAAGCCAAGGTTCAAGCGATCCAAGCGGTCGCAACTCAAGAAAGTCGCGAATTGCTGGAAGATGAGCAAACCGAGATCGATTCGATCCTCGGAACCGAAGGCAAGCCGGGCCAGATTGAGAATCTCTCGAAGCAGCGAGAGCGAGCGATGAAGATCGAGCAAGCGGTCAGCAACACGGTTCGCCAAGTGGTTGACACTCAACCTTCGGCGGTCGGCAATTTCAAGATCCCGGCAAAAGCCAAGGCGGTTCGACAACTCAAGGCTTTCAAGGGGCCTGATGCCGAGCGTGACGCTTATGCTTCGGGCCAGTTCATCAATGCCGTGCTTGGAAGCGACAAGTCGAAGCAATGGTGTCGCGATCATGGCGTTCTCAACGCAATGGGCGAAAACAACGATCTCAACGGCGGTGCTTTGGTGCCTGTCCAGTTCGAGAACAGCGTTATCAGCCTGCTCGAAGAATACGGAGTGTTTGCGCGGTACGCTCGCAATTACCCGATGACTTCCGACAGCGCAACCTTACCTCGTCGCGTCGGTGGTTTGACCGCTTACGCAGTCGGTGAGAATGCCGAGATCACGAGCTCGGATGCTAGCGTCAATCAAGTGAATTTGACGGCTCGCAAGTTCGCTACGCTGACCAAGGTATCGAGCGAATTGAGCGAAGATGCTGCGATTGCTCTTGCTGACATGCTTGCAACTGAGATTGCTTACGCTCATGCTGTCAAGCAAGACTCTTGCGGATTCTTGGGTGATGGCTTGCCGACTTATGGCAGCATCGTAGGACTTGCAAACGTCCTTGCTGCTGGTTCGGTGGCTACTGCTGCTGCTGGTCAAAACACGGCTGCAGGCTTGACTATCGCTGTCTTCCAAGATGCGGTCAGCAAGTTGCCTCAGTACCCTGGAATCCGTCCGGTTTGGTTCTGCCATTCTGCGGTTTACTGGAATGTTTTGGCTCGTTTGCAATTCGCTGCCGGTGGGAACACCGTGATGGATCTTGCAGGGGCCCCAATGCAACAATTTATGGGCTTCCCGGTGGTCTTTTCTCAGACGCTACCGAGCTCCATAAGCGGATCGACCAAGTTTGCCTACTTCGGCGATCTTGGGTTGGCTTGCACGATGGGCATGCGTCGAAGCTTGACCATTAAGTCTGATGCGTCGCGATATGTTGACTTCGACCAAATCGGAGTGTTCAGCAATATTCGATATGACATCAATATTCATGAGATTGGAACGGCTAGCGTCGCTGGGCCAATCGTTCAACTCAAGGCCGCTGCCTAATTCACAACCAACAAAGGAAAGTAGGTGATACATGAACGCACTTCAGCATACTAAATGGGTCGCTGCAATTAAGCCAGGTGCATTGCTCGACAATGCAACCGCAACGGCTAGCGTCGTTGATGCTCGCAATTGGGACTTCGTTACGATCGCTGTGACGCTCGGAGCAACTGACATTGCGATGAGTGCATTGAAGGTTCAAGCTTCAGACGCGTCAGGTGGGACATACGCTGACATTACCGGAGCGACATTCGACGGAGGGTCGGGTCTTGGCGGTGCTACCTTGGCACTCCCGAGCGCAACCGATGATGGCCAGGTCTGCTTGTTCCACATCGACATGCGAGGGAAGAATCCATTCCTCAAGGTCGTTGCAACCTTTGGCGATGGCACTTCCGGCGGTTACATCTCGGCTGTTGCTTGCCTGAGTCGAGGTAAGATTCCGCCGAGCGTTTCTTCGGATGTTGCAGACGGTGACGTTTGCATCGTGGTCTAGTCTATGGACTTGATCCTTTTGAAAGATTGGAATGGCCTGCCAGTCGGTTTTCGGCTGGTAGGCGTTCAAGCCGGTCAAGCCGAAATAATGATCCAGCGAGGTTTCGCAAGTGCGATTGATAGCGGAAGTAGTGACAAAGCCGACAGCCGAGCCGGTGACGCTCAGCGAGGCGAAAAAACAACTCGAAATCGCAAGCAGCGACACTAGCCACGATACGCACCTATCAGCGTTGATCGGAGCGGCTAGGGAGCAGTGGGAGCACGATACCGACAGCGTGACTTGCTTCCAAACGCTTCGCCTGCGTGTCGCTTCGATCTTCGACGGGTTCAAGCTGCTCAAGACTCCGATTCATTCGATCACCTCGATCCAATACTACGACGGCAACAACACGCTACAAACTTGGGCGTCAAATCAGTATCAGTTGCATGTCGATCAGATCAGGCTTGCGTACTTGGTCACTTTGCCTGTGTCGGCCAGTCGTTGGGACGCTTGGCAAGTCACCTACAAGGCGGGACACTCGCAAGACGGGCAAAGCGTGCCTGAAGCAGCTAGGGCGGCTATCCTGATGCTAGTTGCTAATTACTTTGAGAATCGCGACATGGTTATGTCCGATGCTCTGCAAACGATGCGACCATACGAGATGCTGGTACGTCGATTCATGAGGGCTAGCTACCCATGAGCGGATCAGGACGACCATCAAGACATCGAGTCGGCGCGATGCGACATCGTTGCACGATTCAGCAAGCTACAGAGACGCAAGATGCAAGCGGTCAACCTGTCATCACATGGTCAAATTACGTCGTCAATGAGCCATGCGAATGGAATCCAACGAGCGGCGTTGAGAACATGCGAGGCCGTCAACTTGAGGCAGGAACAAGGGCCGTTTTCGTGGTTCGATACCGATTGGGCTACAATACTCAAATGAGCGTGCTCTTTGAGAACGAGCGGTACGGAATCACAGCCATTAACCGCGTCGATGGACTTCGGAAATACCTAGAAATCATTTGTGCGGCGGTGTTGTAATGGGAACAACCATTGAGATAAACGAATCGCTCATCAAGGAGGTCGATGCGATCCCGCTAACGCTTCGAAATGGGCCTCTAGGTAAGTGTCTCGGGGCGTTTGGCGAAACGATCGCAAGGGCATGCAAATCGCAAGCTAGAAGCTCTCGTGGCGGAAGTCGGCTCAAGTGGTCGAAAAAGTACAAAAACAACCCTGCCTTCCAAAATGATTCGCGGGATCACTTTGGACATAAGGTCATGCGAAACGGTTTGGCTGTCTATGTCGGTGCGAAATTCGACAAGGGCAACAAGCAGCAATTCGTCATGCCTATCAAAAAAGGCACAACGTATGTCCGCAACCTTTGGGGCGAGCCAGGTCAGCAAATACCAAGGATCAGCCGACGTGGAAAGCCGTAC